CCCCTGACTTGCCTACATTCCATACAACATTTACTAATTTAGTTATAACTCCTTCATTGTTCTGCTTGAGAGCATATGCACCTCGAGGGTGCTTAGAGGTATAACCGAGACCATTAAAGTCTCTATAGTTATCTATACGAAAAACAAGTCCATCATCGGGATAAGTAGTCCAGTCATTAGACAGAACTGTATCGAATCCAAATGATTCTAAGTAAGACATATCTTTACTCCAACACTCATTCCAAGATTCTTGCAAGCCATAAGCTATGAAGCGCAAGTCCCTACTTTGAAACTCTGATGTATCTTTAAGGTTGAGAGCACCCGCAGCATAGTTCCGAGCGTTCTTGATAGTCTTAGGAGCAACTACTTCACCAGTAACTTGTACTAATGAACCCTTGAACTCGCCTAATGAATTAGGTACTAGAGATTTCATGTTGTCTGTAATATCCAGACCACGCTTACCGTCTCCTCGAGTTAGGGCTTTATGTAGTTGTCCCTTGACATAGAGCAAGGACACAGCAGCACCATCTAACTTAGGAGACACTACTGTATCGCCTTTGTAATTACCGAATGGCTGCTTGTCAAGCTCATTGGAAAAAATCTTCTGTAATGAATACATCTGAAACGCATGAGGAACTCTATTGTCTCTACTAGAGAAACCGACTTCATCATACTGACCATATACTGCTAACTTATCAAACTGTTCATCTGACATGGAAGGTTTACCATTATAGTAATCTTCGGACGCTTGCTGTAGTATTGCTTTTATATTTTCCATTTATATATTATATCAAAAATCACAGGCAAAGTCAAGAACTAAATTTAGGAAAGGTAAATTTCATCTAAAATATCCTTGAAGTGCGTCTCAAGAATAGTCTTACTTTCTGCCAGTGATAATATTTCCACTAGTCCCTCGAACAATCCTCTCGAATTATTAAAGTCTAGCTTCATTGCTACTCCGTCCTTTGATGGCTTGAAGTCTCCATCAAAGTCGAGGTAATACTTTCTTAGATGCAGATACTCTGTATCGTAAAAAGTATTTATAGTTAATTTGACTTGTTCCGTCCCCTCTTCATTTTCAGAGATTACTTTTTCATATAACTCGGGGGCTTCATGCAACTTCATCGTTTGTTCCTTAGTATACTACTCAAAGGTTGTATACTGGTAACATTCTTAGGTTGTAATAGGCGATAACTGTCGGTATCCCAACAAAACAGTAATACTGAATCGAAGGTTTCCTTAGCACGATTCTTCTTGCTTTGGATATACTTGTTATCGAAGTCTAGGGTACAAACATTATACTTAAGTTTTCTACTGTTTGTTGACCTATAGGTTATGATTGCGTCGCCACAATCAGATACAGTTCTTATGAACTCATCTTTTCTCACTATAATACTCCATTACTATTAAGAAAACTCTTTCTCTTTAGTAATGGATTAGTATTAGTTGTTGATGTTGTTGACTATACCTGTGAAGTAAACAGAAGCTTTACCAGTCAATTTGTCGATAATATCTGCATCGACTTCTTGTCCTGCGTCAGTTAAAGCCTTAGTTAGGGCTTCAGCTGCATCAGCTTTACTTACTCTAGCTGTACCGCCACCTGAAGATTTTGCACTTCCAGTAGCAGGAGCTTTTTTCACATAAACGCCAGCCTTAGTTAAAATCATTCTGACTCCATTAGGGCTTTCACCTAACTGTTCAGCAATTTCTTTAACAACTTCCATACTTGTTTCTGGAGTTGGTTCTGCGTCGGTATAAAGTTCAACGGCTTCAGCTTTTGATTCGTCTGTCCAAGCCATTCTTCTTCTCCTTTTATGTTTGAGAGCTTCAGGCATGCCGTGGCACCAGCCTGTTAAATCTCTCATTTGGTTATAATATCTATCACTCATTAATATATATTATACAGAAAAATGAGTGCGATGTCAAGAACTATTTTTTACTAAGTGTAACTTAAGCTTTTAATATAGTCCAACTTCTCTTGAGCGTTTGCAGCTACTTCAATCTGCTCGTCTATTGCTCCAACGATGTCGGCATGTTCACCGATTCCTACTGGGTGTTGTAGATACACTCTGATGTTAACTTCAGCTGCGGCTATCTCACCCTTGTATTTAAGCGCTAATGCGTCTCTTAATCTATCATTCATGTTTTATCCCTTATTATGGCATTTACATATGATACTACAAAGTTCCTTCTAGGCTCTTCGAAGAAGCATATCTGCCATACAAATGGGGCTATAAAAATCATTGACACACCATATATAACTGCGTGTGTTTTTTTATATTCCCTTATTAATTTACCACCTTTATAATCTTTAACCATATACACAATTAAACTGTAAGTACGACTTACTGCCATTAACCATGTAGATAGCCATAGAGAGATGACTACTATCCATATTTCCATTTTGCACTCCTTATGCTTCTTAGATATTTATATCGTACTTATTTAAGTGTCTTAAACTACCTAAGTCATATGAGGCGAAGTGAGCATGGAACCCACCTTCTTTTATATGCCCAAAGTATGGGCTTTCAAAATTTGTTAATTCTATTACATAAACATGGTATACTGTACACTCATGTTTATCATTATACTTCCCAGCTATTATTCTAGCAGGAAGGTCATATCTGGCACACCATACTTTTTCATCTACTTCAAAAGTATCGGAGACGCATTCGTCTGGTAAGTATCCTATTCTCTCGCTCGTACCCTGTTGGGTGGTGGGTCTTTTTAGCGGCACACCAACTCTGTCTAACAAATTGCGAACGAATGTAGTGGAACGATACAAAGCTTGAGCTATGCCAGATATGGGTTGTTCCTCTAAATACATTTCTATCGCTTGCTTGACTTCATATTCTGTAGCCTTTCTACCCCTGTTTTGAGCCTTTCTTACTGCTCTAAATTGCATTGTCTCTTTAAAGTCTATCATAATACTATTCAAACGAGTAGTATTATAACTGATGTTGAGCATGGAGCATGCTTCTTTTTTAGTGATTGGTTTATCTTGCTCTAAATACGCTAATACTCTTTCGATATTAGCCTCATCTAGTTTTTCATGGCTTCTTTTTCTAACTGTTTTCATCGCTTCCTAATAGTATAATTGAATAGTGAATAATTTTTAGCAAGTCTAGTTCGTTTCTACCTGCTTTCTTTCCATATCGTTTTGCATACTTTATAATGTTTCCTATGCAAAAGCCTTCGCCATGTCCTGAGTCTATAATAAACTCAGTTGCTTGAATTTTGTCTGTGCTATAGTGTTGCTCATATGTACTATCTACATATGCTTGTAGTTTGATAAGCATTTTATCTTCGGAGAATTTATACTTAGTTTCTACACTCTTGTTTCTGTTAAATATCCCCATCTGCTCTCACTTCTGAGCGAACGACTTCAAAGCCGTTAGGGTATCTTTTTTCTAGCTTTATAATGTTTTCTTCCATTACTTCGTGTGGTGTGAATCCTAAAGCTGTGCAGCCTTGTACCCAGTACCAAAGAACATCTCCTAGTTCTCTTTTCATATGGAATCTTTCATCTTCTGTAAATTGTGTGTCTGCTTGAAATATTTTTTTCTTTACTACTTCTGCAAACTCTCCACTCTCAGCCATCATTCCGATAACTGATGTTAGTAGTCTTGCTACTTGCATTTCTTCGTGTCTATATTCTGTGCCTTGTACGCTAACGGTTCCTTGTAGCATTTCCATTCTGGCTGTCATTTTGTCTGTGTTTTTGCTTGTCTGTGAGGTTGTTATATCTACGAACCTTGCGTAGTCGTTAAATTTTTGTTGGTCTGTCATGTCTGTCCTTAATGTGTCTGTTTGTTCTTTCTATACCACTTGGCTAACCAAGTGTCTATCTGTAGCTCAGTCCAATTACTTGGAAAGTATACTGATAAGTAGGGACTATCTTGTAATACGACTTTCATAGTCTGCGTAGTCCTCGTTCCACCAATGTGGTTTGTCTCTATATTTCCAGCTGGCAAAGGTAGCTTTATCTAGATGGTAATAGTCGCGGTACGACTGGATAGGGTTGTCATAGTCTTTTAATTCGTCTGGCATAGCTAAACCGAACTCTGTGAAACCTACTCTTTGCATATTAACTGGGTCTGGTAATTTGTTTACTACTTCGTGTATGGACTTATGCTCTTTGCCATATCTGTATCTATACTCGTCATTCAAAGCGTTACCATAACAATGTGTCCACTCGTGATTATCCAAAGATGAGCGTGCCCAAATTGTGCATGGGTGGTTGTACATCATAGGAAGGTAAGGGGTTACAGGTCGTTCTGCTGGTGGTAGATGCTTAATCTTTGCTTTTTCAGCGTTAAGCACATCTCTTTCGTCTTTGTTGAGTGCGCGTGGAATGAAGCCTAGAAATTGGTCAATCCATATGCTTGTGCATAGTATTTGAGCAACTTCTAGTGGCATCTTGACAATGTGCTTGTCAACATGGGCTTCTGCGCATTTGTCTAAATCTTCGTCTAAGTAAAATAAATTCATACATCTATTATACAAAATTTTAACAGCTATGTCAAGTATTATTTTGAGTTAATCTTATCTTTTGCTGTTCCAGCATATAGTCCAAACCAGGCTGCTCCTGCTCCTACTACTACCGAAATTAATCCTGACTGTTCAAATGTTGGTGCTGGTAATTCCATGAACCATATTGTACACTTATATAATAATATAATGTATACTGATAAAAACGCTCTAGGGAATATTCTCCATGCGTCTATCATATTTGATAACCATATCCATTTCTGCCATGGATTATCAGGCTCTTTGTCGTTTTCCAACTCCATTATCTTGGCTTTCAGCTCTCCGATTTCAGAGACCATTGCCATAAATTTATTAAGGTCAATCTCGACCTCATTGCGACTCATGTCGCCTTGAAATTGTTCACTAGGTTGTGCCATTTCTCTTTCCTTTTTCTAAGTTTCCTTAGCCTTGGGTTGAATCTCTCAACCACTTATACTCATCACTCTCTAAATCTATAGGAGTTACTGATGTTGCGTGAACATTTTGAGTATTTTCTTTGAACTTTCCTTCTTGAACTGCATCTAATATCCAGTCAGCAGGGTCGTTCGTAATCATGTCTTGGGTAAATATAATCTCTACCTTATAGCCTATTAATTCTGCCATCTTTCTTTTCCTTTGTTTCTTTTCGTTACTAGCGTGCATGGCTTTAACCCAGCCATCGCTGTTGTCTTGCCACCTCTTATCATTTACCACAGTGAGGGCAACCTGATAATCCTAGTAGTCTGCGCTCTGCGCTTTCTTTTTGCAGTTCTTCATTGAGTTCTTTAACTCTAATATAGCACTGCTGTAATTGTTCTTGTTGTTTTGCAACTGAGTCTTTTAAAACTTCTAATTCTGTTGATATACTCATAATACCTTTATGCCTTCTACGAAATTCTCTGCACAGTTTTCTGCCCAGTTTTCATTATGTTTAGGATAGTATTCTGTAAAATCAGGTCTACCTTCTTCCTTCAATACTACTCCCCAACTACCACTAGCTCTATGTTTTATGACTACGGCTTCTTTATTATCTTTCATAAAGTTAGAAAAAACTATGTACTCATTAGTGTTTTGTTGCATCTTGTTGCTCCTTGAAAAGTGTGAAGGCTTCAGCAATATACTCATCTATAGTAATGCCTCTTTCTTCTGCGTGTTTATTCATTGCGTCCCACATCTCTTGTGAGATTGGGTACTCTTTACCTTGAAATTTAATTACCACTAAACAAGTCGGCTTCTGCCTGTCTTCTTCGTGTTAATCCTTCTAATACTTTGCCACCTGCTTTATTCCATCTCATTATTTGAGCTGGTACAGCTAACATTTCACCACCTGCATTTATTACTTTTAGTAGTGTTGATGCTTGAAAATTAGATGAGCCTAAGTTGTAGACCCAAGATACTAATGCATCAAATTGATTTTGATTTAGTGGTACTGTTACTAATGTATTAACATAGCCTTCATACTCTACTAATTCTTCCTCTAGCATTTCATTAGCTCGTGCTTCTGATATACTCATGCCATCTTGCACACCTTTAGTATGCCCATAGCCTATTGTCCATACGCCTGCAGCGCATTGGTAAGAGTTTAATTCTAAACCCTCAAAGTGTTTGATTAATTCTAATCCTTTGGTTCCTGTTCTCATAAATGTCCTATATGTAGAAGCTTTCGCCACAGCCGCAGCGTCCGCTCTCTTGATTATTTGTGATTTGAAACTCCTCATTAAGTCCATTAACCACCCAATCCAATTTTGCATCTTCTAGATACTCCTCGCTTAGCATGTCTATTACTAAGATATTTTGATATATTCTATCAG